TCCTGACGAATTATTTTTTTTAGATCCTGTGACATAATTAGAGGAGAGCCTCAACCTCTTTCTTCATAGCGGTTAGCTCTTTTAATCTTTTAAGTAAATCTTCTTTTTCTTCACCTTCTGATTTTTTCCACTGATTTACTACTGTTTTCATTTCACGGGTAATTTTACCTAATTCTCTAGCTAATGAAGCCACAGAATCACTTTTTAAATCAGAAGCAGTGGGTTCATCATCTTGTTCACTTAAAGCATCTCCCACTTCATCAGCTAAACTTTTAGTAGTTTCTAATTCTTTATTTAAATCCTGTTGAGCCTTAATATCTTCGGGATCGGCCTCAGTAAGAATTTCTACTATCTCTTTTTTTATAATTTCCTTTAGTTTAGGTTTATTAAGTCCCATGGTGAAGTTTATTTATAAATATTAAGGAAATAATACCTCATTTATTTGTCTTAAACGTTGTTCTGTAGTTCCACTAATAGTAGTAAAATCCTTAATTTGTCCCCTATACTCAAATAACAATTCCCTAATAGTATTATCTATTTTTTCTCTATATTCTTCATCTATAGTCCTAACACCATTATCCTCTATAATAGTACCTTCAGTAGACACATAAAAAATATGATCATAGTCTCCTAACATAGTAGAAGCAAAATCACAGAATTTTTTAGCATCATCTTCACTAATTGAATCAGCACATTTAGCAAATGCCATTACATCAATAATAGTTCTATCTGTAATGATATTTTCATTCAATAACTCACTAGCTCTCTCTGCTAAAAATATTGATTGACCCTTTACTGTAGAATCAGTATTTAATGGAATACCTAAATCTCTTAAATACTTAGATCGTTCAGTAGTAAACTTATAATTAATAAATTCCACTTCATACTCTAATGCCTTAACTAATGTAGTTTTACCTACAGACATTGTACCACATAATCCAATTTTCATACTACAATTTATGTTCTAGCACCAGATTGTTTACCTAACGCTGTTTTATGAAAAGGAACACCCTTTCTTTCTCTCATTAATTCTTGGTATTCCTCAAACCCATATTCTATACCATAAAGATAATAAGCTTTTCTTGCTCCTCCACGTCTTTCAATGGGTTCAATAGCAGGACCATCATATCTATGAAACTTAAATGCTTTATCTTTAGGACCTTTAGCTAAATGCATCCTTTGACCGTTAGATGTAATAATTTTGTACTCAAATTTTTCGTCTGACATAATTTTAATTTAATAATGATTCTGCTATATAAATACCTTGTGCTCCTGAAACTGTAATGCCCCTTGCAGATAGGGCATCTCCAGCAAAATGTACATTTTCGAATTGAGCTAATGTTAAATTACTGTAATCTACTTTTGGTTCTGGTGATAGGTATTTTACTTCAGGAATGTAAATGCCCCAATCATCTTTAAGTGTTGGAAATACTTTTTTCATATCATCAATAAAATCTGAAATGTATTCAAAATAACCTTGGAAATGTTCAGCTACTACTTGTAACCCCATCCAATCTATTTGATGTGCACTTACATTATCACCTTCTGAAGTTGTGGATGGTTTGCGAGATGGGCTATAATATAATCCTGTTCCGTGAGCTTGAACTTTTTCTACTAATTCCCTTGACCATTCAAAAGGATTATCTATACCTCGGATTTCCATTAAAATACCAAAATTAGTCATATTATTACGATATGCTTCATCTTTTTTAGCGTGTCCATTATATGAATGATCCCCATATGTTTCTTCTACAGCAACAAAAGCAGCATTATTGTTAGTACAAAATGAACGTAATGATACTCCTTTATCTTCAAATTTTCTATATAATTTAAAGTCATAAGAAATATCAATTAATTTTTGGAAGTGTTTCTGAGGTGCTTCAAATCTAACTCCTATTTGTACAGGTTTAGATTCAGTAGGGAAGGAATAATCTTCTGCTAATTGTTTACCAAAATCAATACCTGATTTACCTACACCAAATATTAAACGATCGTATTTACCAACTCGTGTATTAGCATAAGGTTGGTCAAGTTGGTAAACATCAAGTGCCTCAAAAAATTGTTCTTTAAAATCAATTGATACAACTTTAGTTTCCCATTCGAAATTAACACCTTTAGATACTAAATAATCATACCAATTTTTTCCAATTTCATGTAGATAATCTGTACCTACGTGCCATACAGGGAATAATCGTAATCCAAAATATGGTTTAATAAAATCTGGTTCTGCCTGTGGGTTGGAACATTGTACTTCTTCTGAGTTGGGGTGGAATCGTTTAAAGTTGGTAATTACTTGGTCAAATAATTCCATTGCTTTTTCTTCACCACAATATTTTGACATATGTCCTCCAATAGAAGTATGGTAAGTAAGTTTACCATCACTCCAACCACCTGCTCCTAAAAACCCTGTCATTACTTCTTCAGGTTTTCTTTCATAAGGTGATTTACCCATGTCAATTATAGTAATATTACTTCCAGGGTAGCCATTATCTACTAATTTTGTGGCTGCATTTACACCTGCAACTCCGGCTCCTACAATTACTATTTTTTTACCCATTAATTCTTTTGTTTAAATATACGAAAAAAAAATGTGGCCTCCAAAGGAGGCCACAGATCTCAATTAAAAATAATTCAACTAGGCTATGAATCTAGTTTATATGTTTTATGCTATTAAAGAATAGCGAATGATGCAGTAAATGGTGCATTATCTACAATAGCAGCACCAGTGTTATAAAAGTTAAGTGATGCTGTATTGGCACCTATTACATTTGCTGATACTACGGATCCAGATACAATTCCTCCATTACCTCCAATCACATTTACTACGATAAGTGAATCAGCTGCAACTGAAGTGTTTCTTAATTCAAGGGTAAATCCTGTATCGACTGCTATTGATCCCTGAGTTTGAGATCTAATCTCACCTCTTGTACCATTTAGGATATAAAAAGCTGCATCAGTAGCCGCTGCGCTTTGGATAGGTCCTGGGATAAGACAGGAATCTAAAATATCATCTGCTTCTATTGTACGAGGATTAAAAATAGTATGCCCCGCTCTTTGGATTGTTTGGGTTAATAAATCCGCTCTTGTTCTAATTGCCATTTTTTTAAGTTAAATTAGTTTTTAAAATTCAATTATAAATATACGATTTTTTATAAAAACTAGGCTAAGTCATCAATAATAGACTTAGCCGTTGAAACTATATCCTTTCCTTTTAAAGAAGCCTTTAATCCTGCTATACCCCCAGCTGATAATTTAGCCTTTTTCAAGTATTTAAGAGCATCCCCCCCTGCATGGTATGCTAAATAACCTAAAAATAATATAAATAAAGAATTAGTAATAATTTTTACTCTTTTTGGATCCTTAGTAAATTTGGAAACTATAAATCTAATTGGGGCTTTAAATTTTTCTTCTAATTCATGGGTAAACTTATAGATATTTCTAGCTGCCTCTTCTCCTTTACCCCAATTATATTTTTTAGCCATTTTCATGGCTTGCTTAGATATAATGTTAACAACCGTAGTAGAAGCAAGTAAATATGATAATAAAGAAGCAGGATCTATAACTTCTTTAATTTCTTCTTGTTTTTCTAATTCATCTTCAACGGCATCATCTAATTCTCCTGCTAAGTCAGCCATGTCGTCCCCAATATCTGAAGTGTCTAATTCTTCTTGTTCTCTTAGAAGGGGATTGTCTGCTATATAAGCTTTAAAATCAAATTTATCCATTCTCAACTATTCTAAGTTTTAATTCGTCTGTACCTTTAATTAGCCTATGCCAACTATATCTCGGTATAAATATACTAATACCTTCTTTAAGTTCAACAGGTAATTTATTATCTTCCTGGTATTGCCAATCTGTGTCATGAAGTACTTCTACAGTACGATCTTCTTTATCACGATGCCAGAGTAATTCTATAGGATCTATATTATTATCAAAAACCCTTATAAAACTATTTTCTGAGATATGAGTATCAGAATATGGTTTACCAGAATCCACCATAATTTTTACTTCCGCCTAATGATTTCCAATAACGAGGTAATCTACAAGACCAATACGAAGGTTTTGTTTTATCATTTTTCTGGGGGCAATTATGCCTTTCAGAAAAAGCTTTGCGTTTAACGGGGTCATCCAATTTAACTGATAACCTTTGACCTCCTTCTTTAGCACCAAATGATACTTTTTTAATATTTTTAGTTTTTGGATCTCTTACATATACAAAGAATTTTTTAGAACCACCTCTTTTAGGTTTATTTAATTCTACTTCTCTTCCTTGATATTCAGCTTCAAATATAAAATCTAAAGGTACTTTTTTATTCTCATACATCCCATAATGACCCAAATCAGTTTCGGTTAAAATTTCTTTATCTGCACCTGTTACATTAATTAGGTTTCTTGAATATAATGCTCTTGCTTCAGCCCATAAATTAAAATATGCTTCAGATCCTGCTCTGTAAACATGTTCAGTTAATGGTTTTTCTTTTTCTAAACAATATCTAAGTCCTTCAGATAAAAGAGATTTAGAAGTTTTATTCTCATTAAGAGTAAAAGGTTTAGTTTCACATATATTACACCCACAGTTACACATTACGCCATAATTTTATCGTAAGGAATTTCAATTTTATTTCCTATAACCTTAGAATCTTTATAGATTTTATTTTCAGGTTGGACGGTAGCTCTTAACCCACCTGTAGCAGTTCTAGTGGAATCATGTCTAATATTAAGAATAGGTTCCAAATTAAATTCCTCTACATCTTTTAGGTTTTCTATAATTTTAGAAACTTCTATATATAAATTATCATCTACTAATTTAAAATCTTTAGAAGAATAAGATCTGTAGATTACTACAGCATTATCCGAACCAAATATAATAGACTTTTCATCTTTATCAGGAAGATCAGTTACTATAACACCAGTAACTTTAGTGTCCGTTCTATCATCATGCATTAAATTAATACCCTCCTTTTCTCTACCTAATTTATCTACAAAAGGTTTAAATACTAACTCAGGAGCAAAATCTCCTTTTTTAATTTTTTCTGATAATTTTTTTACTACATCTTTATACCTAGTATCAGATGATTCCCAAAAACCCGCATTATCTTTTTTAATTGAAATGGGATATGTTTTATCTCCTTTTATAACAACATCAGCTTTTTTACCACCTGCTACATCATATCCAACACCTGAAATATCCTTAACGTTTTTTATAGTTAAAGATTTATTAGGAGCATCAAATATAACGTTAACTGCACCCATTTCAAGGTATTTTTTTATTTCATTTTCTAAAATATCTTCATTTTCGGTTCCTGCGGATGCTCTGCCTTGGGCCCCAGATGGTTTTAAGAGAAATGTAGAACCTTTATAAGTAACTCCTCCTATGGAAGAACCCTTTATATTAGGGTCATATTCAAAGTCCTTTATTTTTTCAATTTTTTGAATATAATCATATCTTTCAGCCCTAGGAACTAATAATTTATATCTAACCGATGATAACTTTGAAAAGTTTTCATCAGTAAGGTTTAATTCCCTCTTTAAGATATTAATAGCTTCATCTGCATCATTTTCAAGTAGGGAAGTTACCATTTCAAATAGCATATTTTTATCCTTAGGGTCGTTAATGTCAGGATAACCCTTAGGGAACTTATATGATATTTTATTTAAATATTTAGTAAAACTATCCATTATTCTGTTTCTTCAGTTTCTACTTCTTCGGTTTCTTCTGTTTCTACATCTGTGTCCACATCTGTATTATCATCTCCTTCCATACCTTCAGGAGCAGCAAATCTTAAAATTCTAGCTATTGATTCAATAGCACGTTCTTCTTCATTTAAATTTAAAAGATAGTATTTTTTACCCTCTACTTGAGCAACCCAACTTCTTTCATTCCAAATTAGATAAAAGAATTGTCCATTTTTCAAATTAATTCTAAATGTAGTAGGTTTAGGAGCAACATAATCAATAGATGCTATAAAACTTCCATAATCCGTAGTTAATAAATCTATAATAACTGCCCTAAGTTCTGGGAATGTTTTAAATTCTTCAAAATCAATTACGGGGGCATCTTCCTCTTTAGGAACATACACCTTTTTGACAATCGTTCTTATTCTTTCTTTAAACTGTTCAACTGTCATGATTTCTTCTTAAACTTTCCCTTACGAGTATTTTTAACAAATTGCTTACCTTTCCTTGACCCACGTACTTTTTTCCTTGCAGTAGCGGCTCGTTCTGCTTTGGTCATAGATTGAGCCTTTTTACGAGGTAAACATCTTTGGGTTGGTTCTTTTTTATCCATTGTACCACAAGGACCTTCAATTGTACCCGCAGTATTAATTTTTACCCAGTCTTCTTTTTTGAACCAATCTCTTAATGATTCTCTTACTATTTCTCTAAGACGGGATTCAGTAATCATTCGTAGCTATTTATTTTTTTACCTTTAAATTTTATCTGGCCCTTGCAAACTTTTACAGCTCTACCAGATAAATATGCTGATGATTTTTCACCTGCTGCCTTACGAGACTTTATATAATCTTTTCCTCGCTTACATAAAGAATCTTTTTCCTCAGATAAAATTTTAATTTCTTGAATTTGCTTAGTAATTTCTTCAACAGTTGCCGATGGATTAGACATTTTTAATTCTTTAATAGTTTCCATTAATCCATCTTCCATCTTAGATGTCGCACCCACCATCATATCTACTTTGGGTTCATTAATTTCAAATTCTAAATATTCTTTAGCACTTTCAAGATAATCCTGAGATTTAGTTATTTTACTTTGCCACCATGAAGGTAAATCTACTTCTTGATTAATTTCATCAAATGGTTTAACCATTTTATACAGAGCCATAGCATCCTTACCTATTTTAAATAATTTAGACTTAATATCTTTAGGCTCATTATCCTGATGGCCCAGATCTAAATCACCTTCTTCAACTTTTCCACCCTTTTTCTTAATGATAGCTTTTTGAAGACCGTCAGGTAAATTGTCTTTTTGTTTTCCTTTTAAAGCAGGATGATCATCATATTTATCTGTTTTTTCCTCTTCTACGGGTTTAGACAGTGCTTTTTTAATAATTTCTCTAAGTTTATCTTTTGATTCCATTTCAGCAATTTTTTTAGCTTTTGATGTTGCGGTACCATACATTACTTTTTCTGCATCAGCACCATATTTTTTAACTAAGGCTCTTTTATTATTTAACATCCCTTTTATAATATCTTCTCTTTTAGATATTTCGTTTGGGGACATTTCTTTTCTTTCATTCATTTCACTAGCATAAAGAGCTTTTAGGTATTCTTTAGCATCTGCTGCACTATCCGAACACCCTATAGGTTTTTTAGAAATATTTTTATTAGCATATTTCTTATGGACACATTTACCTACTCTTTTATAAGGCATTTTAGGACATTCTAAGGGTTCTTAAAAATCTATCTTTAATGTCAACTTCTGTTTTTTGATTTTCTTTAATTACCTCAGATCTTGTAAAATAGGTAATAGTATTAGCTATTTGGGTAACTAACTTTTCATTATCTAGTTTTTTTGCTGCCTCAAGCGCCTTTTCTAAACTATCCTGAACTATTTCTTCTTCAGCAGATAATTCTCTGGTTGGTGCTTCGATTTCAACTTCTTCTTCAGTTTCTACTTCTACCTCTTCTTCTTCTTGTTCTCTTACTTCTTTAGAACAATGCATCTCGTTCATTATAGATGCTTTAATCATTTCCTTTAATTCTTTTTTGATACGTTTAGCATTTTCACCGCGCCATGTTCCGGCGTTAGATAGAAAATAAGTAACGATAGATTTT